CACAAACCTACAGATGGCGTATTCACGGTAAGAGGGCTTACACTTGTGTAAATAAAATGATAAAATTAATGAGTAAAAGAAGACAGGAGAAATTTTATGTGGTTCAGTGCTCTTAAATTAGGATTAAATGCGGCAACGCATATTTATAAGAAGAAACAAGAAACTAAAATGAAAATGGCTGATGCACAGTACATGCACGCAGACAAGATGGCCCGAGGTGAGGAATCTTACCAAGGAAAACTTTTAGAAGCTAGACAATCGGACTGGAAAGACGAGGCAGTTTTGATAATTCTCACTTTGCCCATATTGGTGATCGCTTGGGGGGTCTTCTCGGACGATCCAGGATCAGCAGAAAAGATAAAACAATTTTTTGACCAGTTCCAGCAGCTCCCGTCATGGTTCACAAATCTTTGGATTCTTGTCGTGGCATCGATATATGGTATAAAGGGTACACAAATATTTAAGGGTGGAAAAAAATGAAATATATAGTTAATTTTATTTATCATTGGTCCACTAAACTAACTTCGTGGTCTTGGACTAAATTATATGGAGATAGAGTTAAAGGATTAGGTTATAAAAAATGAATTTAGAACGTGATTTACAAAAACTTAAAAAAGAAAAACAACAGAAAGATTCTGCTGTGGCTCAACTTAGGAAAAGAAGCAAAGACTCAGTAGCTAGACCTAAAGCAGTGAAGAATATATTATCAACAGACCCAAGGATGCAACAGATATGACAAAACTATGTGCAAGAGGCAAATCAGCCGCTAAAAGAAAATTTAAAGTTTACCCCTCAGCTTATGCAAATGCATACGCATCAAAAATTTGTGCAGGTAAAGCAAAAGACCCATCAGGAGTAAAAAGAAAAGATTGGGGACCTAAGAAAGCATCTAAGGGTGCCTCAATAAAATTGATGAGTGGTGGTTTTGGTATATTTAGTAAAAAGAAAAAAGAAGAAGCAAAAAAATCTACTCAAGAAGAAAACGCTAATAAGAAAAAAAAGAGACTTGAAGAATTAAAAAAAGAAATAGGTGCTAAAGAAGGTGTATCAGTTAGACCTTATCATCCAAAAGATAAAAAACAAAAAAAAATAACTGATAAACAAAACCCTATTTCTGAATACGATCCTAAAACTAAAAAATTAAAATACACATCTGTGCGTGGTGGTGGATTAGCTATTAGAGGACTTAACTTTCAAGGTATAAAATAATGAACAAGAAAGGTTCTTGTTGGGAAGGTTACGTTCAAAAAGGAATGAAGAAAAAAGGGAATCGTATGGTTCCTAATTGTGTACCTGGTATGAATTCAGGTGGACTAACAAAATGGTTTAATGAAAAATGGGTAGATATTGGAGCAAAGAAAAAAGGTGGCAAGTATCAAGAGTGTGGAAGAAAATCTGCCAGTGGTTCAAAAAGAAAATACCCAAAGTGCGTTCCACTTGCAAAAGCCACAGCGATGTCAAAGTCGCAAAAGGCATCTGCTGTTGCCAGAAAAAGATCAGCAGGTAATGCAGGACCAAAACCAAATAACGTAAGGACATAAAATGTGGAAATGGATAAAAAAATTATTTCGACCTTGGAAATTAAATAAAGTATCCCCAGATATTACATCGGTAAAACCTAAGGTAGATTTAACAGGTTTAACAAAAGGTGATATTAAAAAATTAAAAAAACAAGGCAAAATTTAATTTGCATCATTATTTAATTTAATATACAAAAACCCAATGATAGCGGGTGATAGTAGAGAATACGAAATACTAGTAGAAGCCTGTGAATCTTTAACATCCAATAATTTACTTACAGCAGAGATAGGTGTAAGACAAGGATTGGGCTCTAAATTAATATTAGAAAATTTAAAAAATAAAAAGCACTGGCATATTGGTATAGATCCGTACGGTAATTTATCCTACGAACATTTTGATGACCAACCATCAATTGTTTGTAATTATACAAATGGTATGAAAGTTGATTTATTAAGAGACTTAAACTTTGAAAATTTTACATTGTACCAATTAGGTGATGATGAATTTATGAAAAGGTTTTGTGATGGTGTGCCGATCTACAGAGAAAAAAAAGAAATTATAAATATATATGATCTAGTTCATTTTGATGGACCGCACAAAACTGTGGATGTTATTAACGAAGCAATTTTTTTTGGAAAAAGATCTAAACCAGGATCAGTGTTTGTCTTTGATGATTATCCATATTATGACATGGATGCAGTATTAAAAATAATAGTAAATGAATTTAGTTTTACGTTATTAAAACAAGGAAAAAGTAAAATTTCATTAATAAGAAAATAAATGGACATAGATACAATATCACTCGTACAACATAAAGTTAAAAAAGCTTTAAGTCGTTTAAAGGACAACGCTATATATAGTGTTGACAGCATGGAAAAACTACAATATGTTAGGGGTCAAATCAGATCTCTAGAAGATCTGCAACAGGATCTTAAAGACCTGCTGACAACAACGGAGTATGAAGATGATAGAGTCCACGGAGACACCGAAACGGACTGAAGCACTTCTAGATGCCTACAAGGCAAAAGATGAAGTAGAAACAGTCCTTGATCCTAAAGCGATCGATAAATCAACATTAGATAAATTACCAACACCAACTGGATATAGAATTTTAGTTTTGCCTTTTGCAGGACCTAAAAAAACTAAAGGTGGTATATGGTTATCTGATACAACACAAGAAACAATACAAATGACTACAGTATGTGGTTTAGTATTAAAAATGGGAGATCTTTGTTATCACGATAAAGAAAAATTTCCTAAAGGGCCTTGGTGTAAACTAAATGAATGGATTATTTTTAGTAGATACGCAGGTTCAAGATTCAAAATAGACGGAGGAGAAGTAAGAGTTTTAAATGATGATGAAGTCATTTCAACTATTAGTGACCCTAACGATATTTTGCACCATTATTAAGGAGGACTAAATGGCAGAAGACAAAACAAATCCAGAAGTCGAAATAGACACATCTGGTGTTTCTGAAGAAACAATAGAAGTAGATGCACCAAAAGTTTCAGAAGAAGCTTTTGAAAAAAAACAAGATGTAGATTTAGGTTATGTAGATGTGAGTGGTGGTGGAAAAACTGCTAAAGAACTTTTACAAGAAACTAAAGAAGAAGAACCTAAAATTGAAGTAAAAACTGAATCTAAACCTGAACCTACAGAAGAAGAAGATTCTGGTTTACAAGACTACTCAGACAAAGTTCAAAAAAGAATAAAAAAATTAACCTTTCAAGCTAAAGAAGCTGAACGTAGAGAAAGAGCAGCTGTTGAATACGCTAAGGGTTTAAAAAGTAAGTATGAAAGTGCCGAAAAGAAATTTGAGGAAACCGATACAAATTACTTAAATGAATATAAAGCTAGAATTGACTCAGAAAGAGATAAAGCAAAATCTGAATTAAAAGTAGCATTAGATTCACAGGATGCTGATCAAATTATGGAAGCTCAAGACAAGCTTACAAAATTAGCAGTAGAAAATGAAAAAGTTTCTATGACTCTTGCTGATAAAGAGTCTAAGAAAAAAGAAGTAGAGTCACAACCTGCTCAACAGACTGAAATTGAACAACCACAAATTAGCGGAAAAGCTCAACAATGGGCTTCTGATAATGAATGGTTTGGATCTGATAGAGTATTAACTTCTGCAGCAATGGGAATACATGAAGACCTTTTGCAGGAGGGAATTGACGCGGAGACTGATGACTACTATAATCAAATCAACAAACGTATGAAGGAGTATTTCCCTCAGAAATTTGCCGAGACTTCTACAGAAGAAAAAACAAAAGCTGCACCCGTCCAAAACGTAGCTTCTGTTAGTAGAAGATCAGGTGGACGCAAGTCTGTGAAACTCACCAAATCACAGGTAGTTATCGCTAAGAAATTAGGGGTGCCGCTAGAGGAATACGCAAAATACGTGAAGGAAGGAGCCTAATATGAATAAAGTAAAAACTTCACGCGAGTCTGAATCTAGAACTAAACTTTCTAGAAAGAAAGATTGGACTCCACCATCCAGTTTGGATGCGCCAGCGCCACCGCAGGGATATTCACATAGATGGATAAGAACCTCTGCAAATGGTTTTGAAGATCCAGGTAATGTATCTAAGAAACTAAGGGAAGGCTGGGAATTCGTGAAAGCCGAAACACTTTTAAGTGAAATTGGTGAACATGATTACCCAATCATCCATGAAGGCAAACACGCTGGTTTAATCGGAATTGGTGGCCTTGTGTTGGGAAGGATACCGGAGGAGATATTGAGAAGTCGTGCTGAGTATTTTAGAAAAATAACTCAAGACAGAACAGACGCGGTTGATCGAGATCTTATGAAGGAACAACACCCGGATATGCCTATCAATATTGATAGACAGTCTAGAGTTACCTTTGGTGGTGGTCGTAAGAAATAATTTTTTTGCATTACCTACCGTAGATAGCTTGGATTAAATAAACTAACTAAGTTAAGGAGAACTGACAATGTCAAATCAACTGGAAAAGTTTGGTCTAAGACCATACAGAAAACTAGATGGTACACCATTAGCAGGAGCCCAAAACAGATATACAATTGCAGCAGGTTATGCTACTGCAATATTCCAAGGTGACTTGGTACAGCCTACTACTGCTGGAAATGTTGAAAGACATACTGGCAATACTAGTGATGCTGTTGTGGGTGTTTTTAACGGAGTGTTTTACAACGATCCAACTACTCAAAAGCCAACGTATAAAAATTACTACCCTGGTTCAATCACACCAACTCAAGGCGATATAACAGCCTTTGTTGTTGATGATCCAGACGCAGTGTTTTTAATGGACGCAGATGAGGCTTTTACAAGAGCGGATTTGTTTAAAAACTATTCTGTTAATACTGCAACAGGTGTAACACAAACAGGAATATCAAGCGTACAATTAGATGTAAGTGCTTCAGGTACTGCAGCAACTTTTGTTGTACAGGCAATTGATATTACACAAGATCCGGAAAATTCGGATACTAGTGTATCAAATGCTAACATTCTTGTTAGAATCAACAATCACTTCTATAGAAGTGGTACAGGTATATAGGATAAAGGAGAATAACTATGGCAATATCACGATCACAGCTAGTTAAAGAACTAGAGCCAGGTTTGAATGCTTTATTCGGCCTGGAATATAGTAGATACGAAAATCAGCATGCTGAAATTTTCGCTACTGAAACATCTGACAGAGCTTTTGAAGAAGAAGTAATGTTAAGCGGTTTCGCTTCTGCACCAACTAAACAAGAAGGTGCTGGAGTAGTGTTCGATCAAGCGGGTGAAACTTTCACAGCTAGATACAACCACGAAACTATCGCTTTAGCATTTGCTATTACTGAAGAAGCGATCGAAGACAACCTATACGATAGACTTGCGGGCAGATACACAAGAGCTCTTGCAAGATCTATGGCAAACACGAAGCAAGTTAAAGCTGCAAATGTTTTGAACAATGCGCAAGTAACTACTGCTACAGGTGGTGACGGTGAATCCCTAATCGGAAACGCACACCCACTTGCAACAGGAGGAGCTTTCTCAAACGTTCTTGCAACTGCTGCAGACCTTAACGAAACTTCACTCGAGCAGTCATTAATTGACATTGCTGGATTTGTCGATGAAAGAGGCTTAAAAATTGCTTCTACTGGTAGAAAAATGATAATTCCAAAAGAATTACAATTTACTGCTGAGAGAATCATGAAGTCGCCAATGAGAGTTGGAACTGCCGACAATGACATCAATGCAATTAATAACATGGGAATGGTTCCTGAAGGTTACAGAGTTAATAACTTTTTAACTGACACTGATTCATTCTTCTTGTTAACTGATGTGCCTAACGGATTAAAATACTTCGTTAGATCACCTATCAAAACTGCAATGGAAGGTGACTTCGATACAGGTAATATGAGATTTAAAGCTAGAGAAAGATACAGCTTTGGTTGGTCAGACCCAAGATGTATATTTGGTAACGGAAACTTACCGACTAGTTAATAGTCAATATATTTAACCCTCAGGGTTACTTAAAAGGGGCGGTGTTCACATCGCCCCTTTTTTTATGTATAATAAAAAAACCTAGAAAAATAATTATTATGTAGACTGGCTAGGCAGACGGTATAGAGACTACATAACGAACGCTATACAAAGGAGAATATTATGGCATCAACTACTTTTTCAGGACCAGTACGTTCTGAAGGTGGCTTTCAAATGGCTACAAAAAACGCAACAACAGGTGCAGTTACAACTAGAATGAGTTCAGGTATGCCTGATCTTACAGGTTTAGTTTTAGCTGACACAGCAACAGCAGCAAATATAACTATTGCAGATGGAATTATCGCAACTGTAAATTACACAGGTGCAGCAGCATGTGCTGTAGCATTACCAGCAGCAACTAAAGGTGCAATTGCAGTTTATGTTCAATCTAAAGATACAGCTGGCGGAACTGCAACTTTAACTTTTGACGCAGCAGGATCTGACGTTTGGGCTACCAGTTCATTAATTGAATCAAGAGCAACTAATGAAGTAACTTTTGATACTTCAGCGGCAGGTGAAACACAATTGGTTTACACACCAGCTAACGCTGCTACTAACTTGTTTACAACTGGAAGTAAAATTGCTTTTATGTGTTTTGAAGATGGTACATGGCACATTGCAACTGAATTCACTGGTGCAGCAGCAGCTGTTACTGGTGCGTTTGCATTCGCAGCTTAATAATTAAATAGTGGCTCCTTAGGGAGCCACAACTAAAGGAGAAAAATTATGTCAGGTGGAGGAAGTTTTACATCAGATCAAGGAAGTGCTCACGCTACGAGTACAGCACAAATGGTGCCTACAACAAGAAGAGCGAGGCTTACATCTATTCAAGCTAAAGGTAATGCAAGTGGTTCAATCATTTTTAAAAGTGGTGGAGCATCCGGTACAACGGTAGCAACTTATTTGTTTGGTACTGAAGGTTTAGATATGTATTTACCTGGTTCTGGAATTTTATTTGTAGAAGGAATTCATGCAACTATATCAGGAACAGGT